TTTCGTTGTTATTTAGTAAAGCAGGTTTTAGAAGTTTGGGCAATCGCTATCAATGTGTTTTGATAAATGTTCAAAACTTTGATTAAGCACTGATAACACTTCACCTACGTCTGTACTTAAACAGGGTGCGCTTTCACATGCCATGATTGCCAAGGCTTCATATGCTGACCTGACCGCATCTAACTCATCCATTAAGTCGATTTTTGTCATGGTTAGCCTTCCGCGTGATGCAATAACTTTCTGGCATGTTGTTGCTGTTGTAACAGTTGTACAGGTGCTTGAAGCAGGCCGCACTTTTCCATTCGTCGTACATGGTTGCGAATAGTGGTGTCACTTACATCGAGCAGTTTGCCAATTTCGACATGGTTTAAGCCTTTTTGTTTGTATTCAGCAATTTTGCCCCATAAGGGTCTAGCGTTGAGTAGTTCTCGGCGAATATGTGTTGGTATATCTAAGCCTGTTAGCTGTTCGACTTTTTCCAATTCATCCAGCACCCAGCAACGAAAACGCTGGGCCATTTCGGTTTGACAGAAAAAGGCGATTGTTCGGGCGGCGCGTGGTGAAAAGACTGTCATATCCCTGTTACCTTGAACCGTCCCCAGATTGACGACGGTTACGCCTGCCTTAGATATTTCAGCGCGATGCCGATCAAAAATCTTGAGTATTCCTTTTCTTGCATGTTGTAACCCTAACGCTTTGCCTATTTGTTCAGCGGTGAGCCAAGGTTGATCATGATAATGAATAATTTCGATTGGGTAGCCATTAAAATCGGCTAAGTGTGTTTGTGTAGACATTGCTGCCTCCTGTAATTTTTTTGAATTACCCTAAAACCGAAAGGGCGTCGGGAGGTTCAAAACAGCTACAAGAAACTGCGCAACTTATTTCCCCGAAGGGTGTTGTATTCGTTGCCCTCCCGACATAGATCGGTGTTGTCCTGAAAATCAGGCACAAAAAAAACCAACGCTTACGAGGTTGGGCAATCCGCTTGTAGAGGTTTTGAAGCCTCAAAGCGGATAGTACGCCCGGTTGGTTTTAGTTGTCAATTTTTAGTCCTTCACTTGCAGAATTGACATTTTCTTTGTTAGTTTGTCGGTTCTTTCTAATGGAGTAGACATCATGAAAAAAACCGCTATTTTTTTGCTTCTTAGTATTTTTGGCACGATCGCACAGGCTGACAGAGTTGATATACCTTGTGCTGAATATGCCGCGTTAACGCAAAAAAGCATGGATTGTAATGACTTCCCAGTTCTAAAAATAAAACAAGCTCAGTACGATAGCTTGATTGCACAAAAACAAATAAATGATTGTGTTGTAACAGCCAAAAACAAACACCAAGATCAAGGTTGTCCAGCAAATATTCCACTTTGGTTAGGTGATAACCCAACAGCGTGTGAAAAAGATGTTTTTGCATGCCAGCCACCATCAAAACAAGAAATAATGCAACCGACAGAACAACCTGTTCGTATTTGGGATTAACAACTTGTACAACTGTTACAACTTCCATCTCTATTTCACTAGCGTATAACTGACGACACTACCTTTCTTGCTTGATTGCCAGTGAATGCCTTCAAATTTGTCTAGGCGGTTTCTGGCGGTTTTGTCGTCTTTTTTGCTGCCTACTGCTTTGAGTAGGTTGGTTTTGTTCATTGGCCCTTGTGCTAGCGCGGTTTTAATGTTTTCGATAAAGGCTTTGGTTTCGTCGTCTAGTTTGACGCTTTCAATGTCGATTTGCATCAGTGATAAGTCTTCCACATCAACTTTGTACGCTACATCAGTGATGGCTGCTCTATCTTTTTTTAGTTCCATCAGCCAGTGAATTTCACCTTCTGGTGAGTCGGCTTTTACCAGCCTATACATATTGTCTGTGCTGTTTTTAATTTTATTGGAACCTTCGTAATTAACACCATTTTTATTGCTATGATGTAATACTAGGATGGTTGCTCCCGCTTCTCGTATGTTTTTTAACTTATCAAATAGTTTTGTTACTGCATCATCATTTTTTACGGCCACAAAATCTTGCAAGCTATCCAATACAAACAGGGTTTGTGCATAACGTGTACCTACTGCTTTTTGTTCTATTTGTTCTAGTAGTGGGGTTGGTTCAAGTTTTAACTTACTTCTGTGGGCATATGTCACATCTGGGCAGGGTTGTAATAGCTTTTCTTCTATGCCTCTTTCTATCAATGTATTCATGCCGTTATCAATATCAATATAAACAACATTCATTGCGTGATAACGGGCTGCGTATTTTGATAATGCAGTCGCTAACCAGCTTTTTCCGTTACCTCCATCAGCATAAATTACCGTTATCTGTTTTTTTGGTAAAAAACCTTCTATCAAAAATTCAACATTTTGATGAAAGTCTTCACTTGTGAGTGAGTCAATAAATTCAAACATTAAATAAGTCCTGTTGTTGGTCGTTTTCGTGTTGTTTTGCTTTGGCTTGATGGGTGTAGACGGTGCGTTCGCTGATGCCTTGCATCAATGCCACTTGGGTTTTTGTCATGCCTTCGCTTAATAGTCGGTTGGTTTCGGCTTCGATAATCGCTTGTTGTTTGGCTTTTAGCCTTGGTACGTAGACTTTTAAGTTGCGATAGGTGTGGGTGAAGGCTTTGTATTGTTCTGTTGTTAAGACGTTTTTTAGGTCTTGATCACCGGGTCTGATGGTGATGCCGCCATACCTTTTCACTAGGCGTAAGAAGCCATCAATACCAATGGTATCGACGATTTCTTGGGCTAGTGGTGGTATGTAGTGTTGTTCGTTCATTTGATATTGGGTATGTCTGCCAAGATATCTTTGACGATTGGCCAGCGTTGGTTGGCTTCGGCTGTTTTGATGATGGCTGTTCTTAGGCGTTTGGCACCTGTGTAGTGGTGTTCTTTCTTCCACTCACGTTTTGGCCACATGCTATTGATAAAGCGTTCGATCACTAAATGCATGGTGTCAGATGGGGGAACGCCTTCTAGCCCCATGATCATTAATTCGGCTAATGATCCACATACAGCTCGGGTAAACCATTCGTCTATACCTTCTGGTGTTGGGTAACTTTTTAGCAGTTCGATTGATTGGCCTGTTTTTGATTGTTTAACCTGTGTTTGTGGGCCAGTTAACGCTGGCATTGTTGCTGGTGCCGCAATTGCTATTGGTCTTTCTGCTACGGCTTGGATCACTTTCTTCAAATAGTTGTGATTGGTGAGTTGTTTGAAGCTGCCGTCTTCTTGCTTGGTTCGCATGGCTTGCACGGTTTCATCTAGTGCTGCGGCTAGGATGTGTTTTTCATCACATAACACCAGCACTTCTTTGGCGAGCTTTAAGGCCCGATCATTGGATAAGTCGCGGGTTTTGCTTCGGAATAAGCCTAGATAGCTGACTAGCGGCAGGCGTAAATAGTCTGGCTGTGGCATAACGCATTCCAGCAGGTTTTTGCTGGCTTCGTTATGTAGCAGGGCTTCTAGAGTTAGGTGGGCGCGACAAATTGGGCAGTTACCGATTTTCATTGCTTAATACTCTGTTAGTTCTTCTAGGTGTTCGCTTAGGCTTTTTAATATGCCTAGATTGCGTTTCCAGTTTTGGGTGTAGAGATCGTTTTCTTTTAACAGGGTTTCGATGTTTTCTTCTGTTAGGTTCAGGCTTTGCATGTGGCCTTCTACTTTGGCTAGGTAGCGTCGCTTGCTTTGTTCTTTTTCTAGGGCTGCGATTAGGGCTTCAAAATGTTCGCGTTTGTGTACCCATTCAAGACGTTTTACACCGGGGCGGTTGTGTGGCATTTCGCCTTTGCCACCTGTTTGACGCCATGAAATGGATTCTGCGTATTGCCAGCTAAGTTGCATATCAGTGAGCAATGCTTCTATTTTGCTCATGTATGGGCTGCGGTTGAATGGCACACGGCCTGCACGTTTTGGTGGTCTGGTTTGCAGTGCGTTGGCTTGTTTTAGGACTTTGACGCAGTTTTCTAGTTGTGCGTCGGTCATGTCTTTGCAGCTGCGGTGGCCACCGTGTTGTTGTTGCCAGTCTCGGCGTAGTTCTTCGTCGTTAAATAGGTTTTTTGTGCCTATGTGGACGAGTTGGATTAGTTTATGTCTATTGGCCATGTTGCCTTCTCACTATTTCTTCACTGACTTAACCCCAGTTAAGGGGCTAAGGGTTGGCCTGTCTCGTAGGCCAGTCGGTTATTGCCTTGGCTGTTTTTAGGAGGCACCAATCAATAACGGCAGCGGGTTATTCAATACGTCAGTCTGGCGGCACCACGCTGCTGGCCGCTGACAGGTCTACACTGACGCTAAATCGAGTGATATGGGTTTGTAGTTGTCTGATTCACCAATGCGTTCATAGACGCGGACATAGACGGCTGTGCCGGTTGTTTGAATGGAGTCTTTGAGGGCTTCCATTGCTTTTTCCCAGCCTTGGTCTTGTATTTCGATGCGTAGTAGGTCGAGTACGGCTGCTGTTTTAATTTGGCCTTGGGCGTTGGTTCTAAAGGCCCGATCTACTAGCGCTTGGATATTGTCGTTGGCACCTTCTGACCAGCGCTTGATGCAGTCGTTGATGAGTTCTTTGGCGACTTCGATTTCTTCGGTAAAGATGATGCGTTCTGCGTAACTACGGCTGACTTTGTATTTTCCGTTGTAGCTCATGACGCTGATGTTGCCTTTTTTGCCCCCCATTTTGGTTTCGTATTTGGTGGCAGCAATGTCTATTAGGTCTGCGATATCTTTTAGCGCTTTTTGCTTAAAGTCGCGTAAACGCTGGTTGATTTGCTTGGCTTCGTCCACCAGTTCATTGGCGATTTGGTCACGTAGTTTGTCTTGTTCTCTTACCTTGCTGATATGGACTAGGTTGCCGATGGCGTTTTCCATATAGCCTTCTGGTATTGGGGTTGCTGTGTTCATGGTTGTGTCCTTATGCTGTTTTTCTGATGTCTTGAACTGTCCATTCAACTTGGCAGTCTTCTAGTTCTGCGGTGTAGGTTCGCCAGTTGCGTCCACCTTTTTGGAATGTTTTTTTGGTGATGCCTTCTACTTCTGCAATCGGTTGATTTAGGTGGGTGACGATGGTGAGCACTGGCTTTCTGTCGTCGATGTTGACTGCGTCGACATCTAGCCCTTTTGATTCAAGCACGGCTAAGCAGAATTGGGCTTTGATTAGTTTGTCGTTGATGATGTCGTTGTTTTTTGACATGGCTATTCTCCTAGTTGGCTGTGCTGGCAACCGCCACGACATGCTTGGTATAACGCACGGCGTGTTGGGTTGGTCATTGCAAATTCTTGGTTTTGATATTCGCTGCATTGGTCGGTTGGGATTTCGCCCACGACCGGGCAGTGCACTTTGCTGGACATGTAGATGCCTTCGACCAGCTTTTGCAGACGGTCTGTTTTGCCCGGGTATTTGTCATTGAGTACTTGGCTGATCGTTGTTGCTGATGGGAAGCCATCCGGTTGGTTTTTACGCAGTTCTCGGCCTACGGTGGCTTGGCCTAGTTCCTTGCGCTTTTGTTCAAGCACTTGTAACCATTCGCTCATTTGGCACCGCCTTTTTCTGCTTGGATGCGGTTGTAGATTTCTTCGCGGTGGACACTGACTGCTTTGGGTGCGTCTATTCCGATCTTGGTTTGATTCCCACTTGTGCCTAACACGGTGACTATCACATCATCACCGATAACGAGTGATTCACCGATTCTTCTGGTTAAAATTAGCATTGCTTATCCTCCTGATTTGTCCATACAACTTGGTTTAGATTTGGGTCATACAGGTTTTTTACGTGGTACAACCGTGGTGGTTTTGGGCCTGTATTTTTGGTTGGTTTGAGTTTGTAAGTGGTTCTTTGGCTCGGGTTTGCTGGCTTTGCTGCTGTTAGATAACCCGCTTTGTATAACGCGCTGACATAGGCTTGTGTGTTTGTCACCGTGACTTTGGTTTTGGTGCTGATGCTGGCTATCAGTGTGTCGATGGTGAATGTTTTTAGGATTCGGATCGCTCGCCACATTTGTTGATGTGCTGTTTCTGGCAACAACTTGCCTTGTGCATTGACTCGCGGTGCTATCAAGCCTTTGTCGTCGATTAGCTTCCAGTATTGGCGCGCTGAGAAGCCTTCACCCTTTGGTATTGCTTCTAAGATGTTGGCTTTGGTTAACGCTTTGACATAGCCTCGGATTGTCTCTGGTGCTTGTGAGTCGGTGCTTTTGTCTTCATACGATTCATTTTCTAGATCGATGATGCTAAATTGCTTGCACTTTCTGATTAGGTACCAGATTGCTTCGCGGCCTTTTAATAAGGGTGTTTCGCTCATTTGCTTGGTCTCCGTAGTGGTGCGTTGCCGGTGTAAAGCGGCTTTTCACCCCATTCGGCTAGACTCATGCTGTCTTGACCTCGGCTGTAGGCTTCGTTTTGGATCATGTTTAGGTTGACGCAGATACGTCGGGTAACACCTTGGCTGTCTGCGATGACTTTTTGCAGTAGTTTGTCTTCGATGTTTATTTCGCAGTACATTTGCACGAGTTGTTGTGCGTCTTTGATGTCTGCTGGCTGGGCTGGTTGCCACGCTAGCATTCGGTTGTGGAAACGTTCCCATTTTTGTAGTTTTCGGCTGAGTTGTTCTTCACCTATCAGCAACACGGGTGCGTTTGATCCGTCTGCGATATCGCGTATCACTTCAACAAACTTTTTGTTTACGATGTGATCCATTTCATCAATGATGAGTGGTGTGCCACTGAGTGCGAGTTCTTCGCAGATTTGGTCTAGCATGTCTGCTGCACTTTTACCCGGTGTGATACCGAGTTCGGTTGCGATGGCTGATAGTAGCTTGCGTTTTGTCCAGACGCTTTTACATTCAACGTAGGCTGCACGAAATTTGTTGGCAACAAAGGCGGCTGCAACGCTTTTGCCTAAGCCGCTATTGCCATAAAAGCTAACGATATTCGGCAGGTGTGGTGGTCTGTCGATGGCTTCTTGCATCAGCCTTGTGCATAACATCACGTTTTTTATTGGTGCTGTTATAGTCGGTTGAACACTTTGCTCAAAATTGACTATTTTTGTGTTTCTTGTCATGATTTACTCCGTTTTATCCCTTAGCCCACCTTGCCCGTGGGCTTTTTTATGCTTCGACGGTTAGGTCGTAGCCTTCAAAGTCGGTAGCGAGTTCTTGCATTGTTTTAAACTCACTGCCTTTCTGGTACATCGCCCAGAATTTCTGGTCTTCAGGTTGGAGTTGTTGCCCTTCGTGAAGACGTTTATTTAGGTTTTGCCAACGTTGGTACCGCGCTCGCGGATCGTCTGTTTGTGGCAGTACTTGTGCTGGCTGATTAAATTCTTGTTGGAAGCTTTCAAAGTCGCTTATGTCTTGTTCGCTGTATTGCGGTTGTGGTGCGACGCGGCCCACTTTTGGCTCGGCTCGCAGTGGGCGTACTATTTTCGGATTAGCCACTTCTGGTTGTGGTGCTTGTGGTAGCATTTCGGCCACTTCGAGTGCGTCCATTGCCACTTCTGCTTTGGCGGCCAGTTTGCTGGCTTTGATAAAGCGGGTTCTGTGTTTGTTAAAGCTTCTCGCGGCTTCTGTATCTCCAAAGCCGGTGGCTTCTATGCAGTTTGCTTGGCAGATATAGCGGTTATCTAGTGTGTAAACGTAGACGGTTTCATGCAGCGCTTGTGGGTCAAAGCGGACTGTGACTTTGTGACCTGTAAACTCGAATAATTCTGGGTTGTGATAGCGGTTTTTACCTTGGC